CGGCCTGACATATGCCAAAGACGCAGGTATGAACGAATGGGTGTTCAACGCTGGCATCATCAACCGCACACTCGGGGCGCTGGCATGAACAAGACTATTGACGGGCAGGTTTACGCCACCCGTGCGAAGATGAGCGTCGGCGATCAGTTCGCTGTTGCTCGTCGCCTGGGGCCGACGGTGCCGGTTCTGCAAGGCCTGCTTGACAAAGAGAACCTAGACAAGGAACGTTCTTTGTTGACCGTGCTGATGTTTTCACACATCTCTGACGACGCCACGGAGTTCGTGAAAAGCAAATGCCTGAACCTTGTGGATCGCAGCGATGTGACCGGCAAAATGGCACCACTGACCGACGGCAAAGGGAACTTGATGTTCCACGACGTTTCGTTGCCCGCAATGCTGGAACTCGTTATTGCCGTCATTGACGAGAACCTCGGCGATTTTTTTCGTACCGCCCTCGTCAGCTTGGCGGAGCAGGCACAAGCAAAGACCTGATCGGCATGGCAAGCGGAGAGGATTGGCTTTACCGCCCTATCCTCCGAGGGCACATCAAAGCCGAATCTCTCTACGACGGGAGTCTTGACTTATTGGCATTTGCCAAAATGAACGAGGCGCTCGACGTTCAGGCTGAAAACGATCGTCGCATGAGGGATAAGTGATGGCAGGTTCAGCCGAAGTTCTACAAGAGTATCTCATTAAGCTTGGATACAAGGTTGATGAGCCATCTCTGAAAAAATTCAACAATGGTCTTGAAGGCGTTGGGAAACGTATCTTCGGGATTGGCACGGCTGTCGCCGGTGCTGTCATCGCAGTTGAAACCGCTGCGGCGGCCTTCGCGTATTCTATGCGCAAGGTTTACTTCGAGTCGAAGCTCGCCGATTCAAGCGTCAAGAATTTGCAAGCGATGGAATTCGCTGGCAAGAAGTTCGGCATCTCCGCCGAAACAATGGGGCAGGCCATCCACAGCATGGCCCAGGCTTTCCGCCTGAACCCAGGACTGCAAGGCCTTGTTGAATCTTTTGGTATTCGTGTCTCTGGCCGAGACGTCAGCGATGTGATGAAGGACTATGTCAAAGCTCTGGACAAGATGCCGGAGTTTCAAGGTGCGCAGTATGCGGGCCTTTTTGGCATTGACCCAGACACATACCACCTGATGCGTGGTCACATTGACGAACTCAACGCAGAAGCCGAAAAACTGAAGGCTACGTTCAAGGACCTTGGCTTGGACATGGATGACACGGCAGTGACCGGCAAGAAGTACGCGGACAGCCTGGACGATATCAAGATGCATTTCGATGCATTGGAAAAAACCATTCTGTCGAAGTCCTTGCCTGCGTTCCAATTGTTCAGCGATTATCTCAATCGCACAATGGACACTTACACCAAGTTCTTGAATCAAACAACGGCTCCGCACACTGCAAAAGAATGGGGCGGGGCAGTTGTGGATCAAATGGGTCCGTTCGGTTGGATTGCACACAAGCTAGGTTTGTTCAATCACGATGGGGTGAAGCTTACCCCTGAGGCCGCACGCCGCGCCGCAGCGCTGGCCGGTGGCCGCATTTCTAGCGGGACCGTGTCTGGTGGAGGCTCCGGTGGGGGCACTGGCGGCGGTGCCGGTGGCTTGGGTGCGCTCGAGACGCAATTCGGTCTTCCTGCTGGCATGCTCTCGAACCTTTATAAGATGGAATCCGGAAACGGAAAGAATCTTTACTCCCCTAAAGGTGCGGTCGGACCTTTCCAGTTCTTGCCGTCCACCGGCAAAGATTGGGGTATGAACTCTGAAGCAGACCTTCTTGACTTTGGCAAGTCCAGCAAGGGTGCGGGCGGCTACATGCAAAGCCTGCTCAAGAAGTATGGTGGGAACGTCGACATGGCTCTGGCCGCCTACAATTGGGGTCAAGGGAACCTGGATAAGTACGGCATGGGTTCATTGCCCAAAGAGACGCAAGCCTACATCTCCCAATATCACGCCCTCGATAATGCTCGCTTGAGCAGTGGTGGCGGCGGTCTTTCCGTACAGCAGACCAACACCACGACGATTCACGTCAACGGCAGCAATGCCACCGAGACCGCAAACAAGGTTGCCGGGGCGCAAACGCGCGTCTATGCAGATGCACTCCGTGATGGAATTGGAGCTGTCCGATGAGCGCTCTTGGTTTCGTCAATGCTGGCATTCAGTTGGGGTTGCAAAGCATTGCAATCTCACCGGTCAACCGCAAAATCTACAATATCAAGAACTTCAAGGGACAAGCCCTTGCTGATATTGTAGCGCAGGCGGTCATCGAAGAAAAGCACACCGACACGATGGAGGTCACGCAGCACCCCGTCGAGACCGGTGCCCCTATTACCGATCACGCTTTTGTGCGGCCTGCGCGGCTGCGCCTTACCCTTATGTGGTCGAACAGCCCCCCAGGGGCTCAAGGGCTGCTTAGCGCGGGCCTGGGGGCCGCGACAGCCCTTAGCCAAGGGGTTAACACGGTCGTAGGTGCTGTGCAGGCTGTAAGCGCGGCTGCTGCGTTTACGTCCAATCAACAAGGTGCGGCCCTCAACGCGGTGAATGCCGTGTATCAACAGCTTCTGGCCCTCATGCAACAGCGAGCGCTGTTCAGTGTGGTCACAGGTAAGCGGTTGTATTCGAATATGATTTGCATGGGGCTGTCCACCGAAAGCGAATGGAAGACAGAAAACAACTTGGTGATCCTTGTGGACTGCCAAGAAGTGTTTCTTGTTGCCACAACGGTCACGCCGCTGCCCGCAAACCTGCAACAAGATCCGTCAGCGACTGCATCCATCGTTGACAACGGAACCAAGTCTTTGATTCCTGGCCCTTCCGGAATTGCAGAAGGTCTGCCATCGCCATGACAACAGTTAGCTATGAAATCCCACTGAGTCCGCAAGCGCAGAAGTTTCAAATTGCGCTTGCTGGTGTCACCTACACGCTTACCCTGTGGTGGAGCACGATTGCCAATTGCTGGAACATTGACATTGCGGACGCCCAAGGTAATCCCATCGTCAGCTCTGTGGCTGTGGTGGCTGGCATTGACTTGTTGAACGCTTTTGCTTACCTGGATTTCGGCGGCCAATTGATCGCACAGACTGACAACCAATTGGATGTTCCTCCCACCTATGACAACTTGGGAAGTACGTCGCATATCTACTTTGTTGTGACCACATGACTGCGCCAGTTGTTGATCAAAGCAGTTGGATTCGGAAATGCACGCTGCTGTTGACCAGTGCGACGGAGGTGCTTGACCTGTCGCAATTGCGCATTGGGTTTGAAATTAAGAATGCCGACGTCGAGTCTCCCAACAATGCGGTGATCCGGGTTTACAACCTGTCGCCTGCGACGGTCACAAAGATCAAGGGCGAATTCAATTCGGTTATCCTTAATGCTGGTTATGAGAACTCCAGCTTCGGGGCAATCTTTCAAGGTACTATCAAGCAATTCAAAGTTGGACGCGTTAGCAACGTCGACACCTATTTGGACATCTACGCTTCCGATGGTGACATTGGATACAATAGCGAGGTTGTGAATCAATCGTTTGCCGCAGGTACAACTCCCCGGCAAGTGAGTCAAGCATTGGGCGATCAAATCGGTTCAATGGGTTCCGACTTTGGTTCGCTTCTGGCGACGGCCCAATACACGCCGAGCATTCGTGGTCAAGTCCAATTCGGTATGGCCCGCGCTCGGTTGCGCAACATGGCGTATCACCTGGATGCTTCTTGGAGTATTCAGAATGGACAAGTTGTCATGATTGATAACACAGGTTATCGTGACGGCGACGTGATCAATATCAACGTGCAAACGGGGATGATTGGGCAACCTGAACAGACGGACGGTGGCATCCGTGTTCGCACACTGTTGGATCCACGATATCGCATCGGTTGCCAGATCAAATTGGACAACAGCACCGTCAATCAAATCATTCAAAACACGCAAACGTCAACCCCGTACAACCGCTGGACAGGGGTTCAACAACTTGCCCCAATCAGTGCTGACGGACTGTACCGCGTCTTTGTGGCGGACTACGTTGGCGATAACCGGGGTAACGATTGGTATTCTGAATTGACTGTTCTTGCCGTTACCCCGAACCCTAACAACCGGCTTGACTCTGTGGCACCCCTGTAATATGCATCGCGAAGAACGATTCAATGACCTACGTGAAACCCTGCTAGCCGTGTTGCAAGGCTGGCAGGCGGACATGTGGAACGCCATGCCCGGGATTATCCAAAGCGTTGATTGGGGTAAGCAATCCTGCGTTGTTCAAGTAACGATTCTGATGCAAGTCACGAATCAGCAAACAGGTGCAGTAACTCGCGAGAAGATTTCCCCGCTGCTAGATTGCCCGATGTATTTCCCGCAAGGCGGGAACACGTCAATTACTTTCCCTGTTACTACTGGTGACGAATGCCTTGTGGTGTTTGCCAGCCGTTGCATTGATGCGTGGTGGCAGTCTGGCGAGATTAGCCCGCAGGCACTTTTCCGGATGCACGATTTGTCCGACGGCTTTGCTTTTGTTGGCTTCCGTTCGAACCCCAAAGTGATTTCGAATATCAGCCAGACCAATTTGGAGATCCGCAATTCTGCAGCGGATACCCTTATTAGTTTGGACCCAACAGGGAATATTGACGTAAAGTCTTCTATCAAGATTACGGTGACATCACCAGAAATCGACATGGTTGGTGATGTGAATATTACCGGCGACGTAACTATCGACGGATCCACTACGATGGACGGCACATTAACTGTTGATGGGAACGTGCAGAGTACCGGCA